ATCTCCCGAGTAACTATCACCTGACCCTGTCGTACTCTGAGGCTAACCCAGAATATGCCCGGAACGTTCAAGCCTTTGCTGATAAGTATCAGGCCAATCTAGCCGTGGTCTTCCGGGATAAAAACAACATACCGCACACCTACCTAGGCCGTCCCGTGATCAACGGGGATGCTGATGACCTCCGATTCCTTGATCCCTCCGGTGTGGTGGTTGCGCTCTATGCCAAGGGGAAGGCCAAGAAGGATACCTCCGGGTTTGTAATTGACTAGGGAATAAAAAATAAAATAAACTATTGACAAGGGGAACTACCCTAGCCTATGTTCCCCTTGTTACTTGCTTAAACCTAACAAGGGATACCGAGACAATGGACAACCAAGAAACCACCGGCAACACCACCGCCACCCTACGCCTGACCATCACCATAGACATAGACAGGGACACGGTCCCTAGCTTCGGCACTGTCAGGCGCGATGGTCGCATAGGTGCAATGAACATCAGGAACAACCTGATGGAGATGGGCATGAGCGTCAAGAGTATAGACGTTCACGCTCGGTCTGTGATAGAGGAAGAGGAAGAGGACTAGAGAACCATGAGCAAAGATAAAGCATACACCGTGACAGTCTACCGCACTGTTCAACAGAGTGTTGAGGTCACGGTGTACAGTGACAGAGACCTAGACACGCTGGAAGAGAAATACCTTAGACGGGAAGACCTTGGCGGGTATTTCTCCGACCGAGAGTTGGAAGAGAAACGCCTTAGACGGGAAGCAGAAGACCTAGCCGGGGATTTCTCCGACTATGAATGGAAGAACCTAGAGGTGGACCAGATGTTCGCCTCTGATATAAAAGCAGAAGGATAAACGCAGATGACTTGCAGACAACCAATAAATCAAAACCAACTGCACCCACGGCACAAGCTGCCAAGGGACACGCACCTTGACATAGCAGAGACGCTACAAGGTAACCTCCGGGTATGGCTCGCGGCTATTCACCCGGAGGCAAGCGCCGAGGTTCTCAGCATGTACGCGGAAGAGATCACAGATCAGGCCTTTGACGCCATCCACGATCTATCCATGGACATTGACGCAACACCTACGGAGTGCTAAACTATGGACATGAAGATGCTAAACCTAGAAGAATTCATGCAAGAACAAATTAGCGAGCGAGTAAAGGCCATGAGAAAACGAGAACGCAAAAGACTGGACAAGGTAAACAGGCACATGCCTGCTCGTAATCCCTTGGGCCAAGCCCTCTGGAACAAGGGACACACAGTGGAGGGATCAGGTACAAAATATAACAGGAAAAAATTAAAAAAAGCTGTTGACTTGTACCGAGAGGACCAGATATAAATCTAGAAGGTAAGGGGTTGGAGACGCGAACGGTGCACCGTATGAGAGGTCACCGGGGTGGCTCATACCACCTAGCAAGGGGTTCGATTCCCCTTCCCTTACCACACCGCCACCGCTTAAACCAAACAAGGACACCCAAGAATGGACGAAGACAGTAGAGAAGGCAAGGCACTAGTATACAAGGTGGTCACCGCTACAACGCTGGTGATTCCCTTTGACCCAGAAGACCCGGATAAGGTAGACGCCAGTAACGGCATGGTACAGACACATGACGGGATGGTGATCCCTCTGAAAGATTGCCTAGAATCTCTGATAGACACCGCCATATCCTTTGGCATAGAGTACGATGAACTGACTGGCATGGGTACGCAGGTCCAAGCAGGCACCACAGAATCCCACGTCGTAGATATAGAGGTACTAGAAAAAAACAATCCCGAGGTGCAATTAGTTATTGACACCTCCACCATCAACCCAGTACAAACAAGCAGAACAATCAACTAGAAGGAAAACAAAACCATGAACGACACAGTACTAAGCTTCCGCTCACCCACTGCACAGACAGCACGGGACCTGTTCTCTGAACATAATGAAACAGAGAAAGCCCAGCGTTTCCTATCGCCTGTCTCTGAGCAAGACCTGTGGTATGAGCGCCCCGCCCCTCACCACGCCAGTTCTCTGCACGGGAGCAAGCTCACAGAACTATACAGCCACAAGGTTCTGGTGGATACGTGGACAGGTGCCAGCACAGGCGTGGTAGGTGAGAAGTACAAGGTCACGCAGATGGGTGACTTCACCAAGGCCACAGAAGAAATGCTACTGGAAGCCCTGCCCAATGATAAGTTCAAGGACATGGAAATCTCTGACAGTATGTCTCACGGTTCAGCTATCAGGTCCCGGAAGTATACCTTCCCTGCATTCTCCAAGCCCATTGAGACACGCAAACACCAGACAGATGTAGCCCTCACCGTTGCCCTGATCCAGAGCTATGACGGGTCCACCTCCAACGGCTTTGTCACTGGCCTACTGGATTTCTTCTGCACCAACGGCATGATCTCGGGTGACTATACCAAGGGGAACAAGCGCCACACCTCTGGCTTTAATCTCTCCAACTTTATCCTAGACATGGACAAGGTGGTCAGGGATTTCTACAAGGATATCCAGCGGTATCAGGTGATGGCAAGCACTGACATACGCATACCACAGGCAGAGGCAGTGCTAGAGGCTCTCCCCGGTATGAGTGAGAAGATGCAGGAAAGAATGAAAGATCAATACCTTACGGAGGTCAGTACCCGTGGCTCCAACGTATGGGCCTTGGCCTCTGCCCTGACCTACTACAGTAGCCATAACTCTGAGGAGTTCCCTGTCAAGGGGTCAGCCTCTAACGATAACGTAACCAAGTCCCTGCTTGACAGGTCCCGGCGTGTCAGTAGCTGGATGAACAGCGCACCTTTCCAAAGCCTACTCTTAGCTGCTTGACACCTCCACCTAGGCACGTGTATAAACTGCCTACTGTTTACTACTACTACCAACCCTTACCTAGGAGGATCATACACATGATCACAATACGTCCCTTCCACTCTCCTCGCACCGAATGGGTGCGCCGTGCAACTGACCAGAAATGGGTCAAGTGGGTGGAGAAACCCATCTCCTCCCTTACGGATGAACCAGTGACGCAGGTCTCTCCTGTGTCCAAGACAGGGGAGCACTGGCTCCATGACCACTACACATGGGTGATAGAGGAGGTCAAGGTATGAGTAATCCTAAGAAGTACAACTATCAAAGCCACGATGAGGTACCAGATATTCTCTGGTCCTACATGGACAGCATCGTAGATGTTGAGTTCCCTGTCAGGGCCATAGAGATAGAAGATGTCAACAAGTTCCTCAACTTTATAGACGAGGGACCGGGACTACCTGACGAGGAGCTAGACATACCTGACCCCAGACAATTGGTGTTTAACCTATGATGTTAAGCCTAGCAATGTACTCACCCTTGGAAAGACTAGTGGAGCAAGAGATCAAAAGCTGGTACCACAAGAGACCTGACATGTCTTTCACGTGGCCTTGTCTATCACCGTGGGCCAAGCGTAAGTGGACAGAATTATTCTGGAATGAGAAAGGAATTAACTAGACAGATGTTTAAAAAAAACATACCTTTGTCAGACGTTCTACGAATGACAGACCTAATGAAAGATGTAAGTATTGACAAGTATTCGCAAGAAGAATACAGACAAGTACTTAACGAGATCATGTATATATCTATCACTGACTATGACCTAGAGGAGGTACAGAATGAACATCTTTTTTCTCCATCCTGATCCGCTCACCTCTGCCGAGATGCACTGTGATAAGCACTGCGTCAAGATGATCCTAGAGACAGCGCAGATGTTATGCACTGCTCACAGAGCACTCGACGGTGACGAGCAAGCGGACAAGCTGGGCATGTACAAGACTGCTCACCTCAATCACCCCTCTACCAAGTGGGTCAGAGGATCACTCCTGCAGTACGAATGGACCTATCACCTGTTCAAGTTCCTGTGCTCTGAGTACACCAGTAGGTACAACAAGGTACACTTGACAGATAAAAAATTAAAAGAAATTTTGCGTACACCACCGCACTCTATCACTGACAGCGGGGAGTACACTCAACCACCACAGTGTATGCCTGATCAGTACAAGGTACCAGATGATGCTGTCAAGGCTTATCGAAACTACTACATAGGGGAGAAAGCATCCTTTGCTAAGTGGGCGTACACACGTACACCAGAGTGGTGGACTGTTCATTGAGAACAACAACAATACTACTAGTACTACTACTACTACCGGGATGCGCTGCACTCACAATGGGAGCGTCAGTCATATCCTCTGTGATTGACAGGTACGAGAAGCATCAGATTGAAAAAAGATTAGAGGAATTGGAAAAACCGCTTGACAAGGAGGCAGAATGATGATAGTAGCTACGCTACAGGGAGGATATAGAGAAGAATGAAAACCAAAAAGAATAATTCTTCTAATCATCCTCTTGACAATCCTCTGATAGTTCTCTTATACTTTTTTCTTAGTCCTTTCGGGGTACTTATCTTTGTCTTTCTATTAGCTTTACTTTAAGGAGATACTATGTTAGAAGATACTGAACAAGAAGAAGCACTAGTGACCCACCATCGTTGCCCTTGCGGTAACAGTTCAGATGCCTTTGCTCTGTACCCTGATGGTCACGGCTTCTGTTTCTCTCATGCTTGTAAGAATGAGAAGAAAAGATTTAGTAACAGTGAACTACCAAAGGAGATGCAAGAGATGTTAGATCAGTACGGAGTAGGATCAGAGAAGGTAGCAGAAGAAGAAAGCACAGAGGATTTCTCTTCTTCTGTCTCTCTTAACAAGGGTACCTTTACAGATATTAGTAAAAGAAAAATAACTAAAGAGACCTGCAAGCTGTTCAATGTCACTGTCAATGTACAGGACGGGGCAGAACTAGGACACTACTACCCTTACTATGACAAGGAAGGGAACCACGTGGCCAACAAGGTCAGAGGCAGGGCCAAGTCCTTCAAGTGGGAGGGAGCACCAAAAGAAACCATCCTCTTTGGACAGCAGGTCTTTGGGTCTTCCACTGCCAAGGCTGTCACCGTGGTGGAGGGTGAGCTAGATGCGCTCTCCACGTACCAGTTACTAGGCTCACGCTACCCTGTTGTCTCCATCAAGGGCGGGGCAGGGAATGCACTGAAGGACTGCAAGAATAACTATAACTTTCTCAACTCCTTTAAGGAGATTGTCATCTGCTTTGACCGTGACGAAAGCGGTACGCAGGCGGCTAACCAAGTATCCAAGCTGTTCCCCAACAAGAGCAAGGTGGTCACGCTAGACGAGGGCAAGGACCCCTCCGACTACCTGATGGAGAACCGTTCCGCTGACTTCACCCGGAGGTGGTTTGCCTCTGAGAAGTATACCCCTGCCAACATTGTCAGAGGCGAGGACCTACTGGAGCGCCTGCTTAATCAACCCACGCCAGAAAGCCTCACGCTCCCGTGGGATGGCCTCCAAGACCTGACCTATGGCATCCGCAAGGGAGAGATGTGGACACTGACCAGTGGCTCTGGCATGGGGAAAACGCAGGTGCTTAGAGAACTTGCCTTCCACATACAACAGCACACCGAGGATAACATTGGCCTCCTCTTTCTGGAGGAACCACTGGAGGACGCTGCCCGAGGAATGATGAGCCTTTCCGCTGGTAAGCCCCTGCACCTGCCCACCACCGAGTACACGCAGGATGAATGGGATAATTCCTTTGAGGAAACTCTGGCCACAGGCAGGTATGTGTTCTTTGATTCCTTTGGGTCAAACGATATAGACACCATCATAGACACCATCAAGTACATGCGCCACGCCTGCGGGTGTAAGTACATTTTCCTTGATCATATCTCTATCCTTGTCAGTGACCAGAGCGCAGGCGATGAGCGAAAGGCACTGGACGAGATCGCCACCAAGCTCAAGACCTTGACCATTGAGCTAGACATATGGCTGGGCATGGTCAGTCACTCCAAGCGTCCCGCTGGTAAGCCACATGAAGAAGGTGGACAGACCTCGCTCTCTGAACTCAGGGGTACCGCTGGCATAGGTCAGCTGAGTAACATGGTACTGGGCTTGGAGAGGAATGGACAGGACCCTGACCTGTACCTGCGTAACGTCACCCTGATCCGGGTACTGAAGAACCGTTTCTCTGGACTCACCGGACCCGCCTGTCACCTGCACTATGACCGTGTCACAGGGCGCTTGACACAGATAGACGATCCTGCTACAGAGGCAGGGACAGAGTCAGACGCAGACGAGACAGAGGCAGAGGATTTTGACGAGGTACTATGATGAAGCGATTGTTCTTGGACATAGAGACAGATGGATTCAACCCTACCCGCATATGGTGCGTGGGTACAGTTATGGTGGAGGACAACAAGGATGGCACTACAACGGAGACCGCTAAACTATACACAGAGGGAGAAAGAAATCTCTTTACAACTCTTGCGTCACAAGCGGATAAAGTTATTGGGCATAACGCTATTCACTTTGACTTTCGCGTACTTGATCTTCTTTGGGGTATACGTTTTGAACCAGAGCAGATGCTCGATACAATGGTCCTTTCCCAACTTGCCAACCCAGTCAGAGAAGGGGGACACTCTCTTGAAGCATGGGGAAGGAAGCTCTCTTTCCCAAAGGTAGAGTTTGATCCTTCCCTCTTCTATCAAGGGTACACCGAGAAGATGGGGGAGTACTGTATGCAAGACACCAAGCTGACTTGTAAACTATACAAGGTGCTGAAGACTGAGCTACACAAGTTCAGTGGAGACTCCATCAAACTAGAGCACCGTGTCCGCATGATACTGAGCGAACAGGAACTCAATGGCTTTGCCCTTGACCAAGAGAACGCCTGCATACTGGTGGCAGAACTGAACGATGAACTGGTACAGATCAAGGAGGATATGCAGAAGGTCTTTCCCCCCACTGAGGTACAGCTGAAGACCAAGGTAAAGTACATTCCCTTTAACCCCGGTTCGCGTAAGCAGGTGGGAGAACGCCTGATGGAGAAGGGCTGGGTACCTGAGAAGAAGACTGACCTAGGCACCCCTGTGCTAGACGAGAGTGTTCTATCTGGCATTGACATGGAAGAGGCCAAGATAGTTGGCAGGTACATGATGCTCCAGAAGAGGATCGCACAGATCAACTCTTGGATAGACGCTGTCAACCCTGAGACAGGGAGGGTACACGGGAAAGTCTTGACCCTTAGAACAATCACAGGGCGCATGGCGCACGCATCTCCTAACATGGCACAGGTACCCGCTGTCTACTCACCCTACGGGGAGGAGTGCAGGAGACTATGGGTACCGGGTAATCCTAGGAAGCAGAACCTTGTGGGTATAGATGCATCTTCCATTGAACTGAGGATGCTCTGCCACTACATGAACGATCCAGAGTACACAGAGATCGTGGTCTCTGGTGACATACACACAGCTAACCAAGAGAGAGCAGGTCTAAGCTCACGTTCCCAATCAAAAACATTTATCTATGCATTCCTCTACGGTGCAGGCGCTGCCAAGATCGGGAGCATAGTGGAGGGCAGTGCCAAGGACGGGCAGGAACTGATAGATAATTTTCTAGAGGCCACCCCTGCCCTACAAGAGGCACGGCACAGGGTCACGCTGACCGCTGAGAGAAGCGGGATCATCAGAGGACTAGACGGGAGGATGCTCTGGATCAGGTCACCTCACGCTGCCCTGAACACGCAACTGCAAGGGGCAGCAGCGGTGGTGATGAAGCGAGCACTCCTGATCTTTCACAAGGAGTTATCGTCTTCGCCTTGTGCAGGGAGGGCAAAGTTTGTTGCAAATGTCCACGATGAATGGCAGTTAGAGGTTGACAAACCCCTGTCAGATATGGTAGGTACACTGGGAATAGAAAGTATCAAGAAGGCAGGAGAGTACTACAAATTAAATTGCCCACTGACAGGCGAGTACAACGTAGGCACCAACTGGGCAGAGACACACTAGGTAAACTTAGCAAACCAAAGGAGGTTAAATAAATGGACCACGTTGAAACAATAAGGACACTGGAACACAATGTATCTGAGGTGACGAAGCAGTTGTACGACTCTTACAAAAGAATAGCAGAGCTAACAGAGGAGAGAGACAATCTGGTGCACCATCAACTATCGTCCAGTGAAATTACAAGCAAGGGAAAAAAAGTATTGACAACCTACGTTGAAGATGCTATGAACTGTAACATCAAAACATTCCAGAATATTCTGGGCAAACTTAAAGGAGTTTAGATAACATGCCAATTGTACAAGGTACAGCTTACTGGGCAAAACTTGATCCGCAATCACCAGCACAGAAGTATCAGACTACTTCTAAAGAGGACACCGAGTGGTGCCTTGACCTTGGGCTGGATGCCAAGGCAGTCAAGATGATAGAGGGCATGAACCCCTCTGCCTCTGTCAAGGACGGGAAGAAGAAGAACCACGCCAGTGGTGGACCCTTCTTCAAGTTCAAGAAGAATGCCTTCACCCGAGAGGGCAAGCAGCTTCCTGCTCCCCGTGTGGTGGACGCACAGAAGAATGATATCTCTGGCACTGCCATTGGTAACGGGAGCAAGGTCAATGTTCTCTTCCGTTCCAAAGAGATGGAGCAAGGACAGTGGGCAGGTAAGAGCGTGTTCTACCTAGACGCTATCCAAGTTCTTGAACTGGTACCCTACAATGGGCCAGCATCAGAAGATTTCTCCACCGTGGACAGTGGGTACACGGGAGAAGAAGACTTCTCCAACGAGACCAACGAAGACAAAGGACTCTAGGAGATGGTAGACAGCAAGATTGATTCTCTTCTGGTGGATATCAGCAGTCGTTTAGAAGAGGGTAAGGGACCAGCGAAGGACAATCTTGCTGTCTTCCTAGAAGAAATAAAGGAGGTGATGGAAAACTTTTTTGAAGAGAGTACCAACCGTGACAACAGGGGGAAGCTAAGACTATCAGCGGTTGGAAGAGAGGACAGAAAGCTCTGGTACGATTACCACGGGTACGAGAAAGAACCTCTGAATACAGATGCGCGTATCAAGTTCTGCTTTGGTCATCTGCTAGAAGCTTTCGTCCTTCTCCTTGTCAAGGAAGCAGGTCACAGTGTAAAGGATTGTCAGAAAGAAGTAACAGTGGGGCAGGTCAAGGGACACATAGACTGTCTGATAGATGATGAGCTAGTGGATGTTAAGTCTGCCTCTCCCTATGGATTTAAAAAGTTTGTTGACGGGAGCATACTCAAGGGCGACGATCCCTTTGGCTACCTGTACCAGCTAAGTTCCTACGGTAAAGCACTGGGGAAAGAGAAGGGTTACTTCCTGTCCATTGACAAGAGCGGTGGAGGCCTCAACCTGCTAGAGGTACCACTGGACAGAGTGGACCCTGTTCAGAGAATAACATACCTGAAAGAGATTATGCCCCATGATCTTCCCCCTGCCCGGTGCTACTCAGAGGTAGAAGAAGCATCAGGTAACAGGAAGCTGGGGTTCAACTGTAAGTACTGTGACTTCAAGTCAAAGTGCTGGGAAGATTCTAACAACGGACAAGGTCTCAGGAAGTACAACTACTCCCGAGGACCTGAGTACTTTACCCATGTACAGCGGGAACCCAGAGTAGAGGAGGATTTCTTTTGAGCGCCGCCCCTAGACCAGATCAATCTATCATACTGTCTTACCAAGAGTGTAAGTTCTGTTCCTCTCCCAACGGTTTTGTCTTCTATGACAGCCACGGTTACTGTTACACTTGTAATGAGGTATGGTTTGGAGAAGACTACGATCAAGCACTGGAGGATATGAACGAAATGCACTGGACTTTTAGAGATGACAAGACACGGGTACCTGACCCTGATCACTACTTTGGTTTTGTTTACCTGATCACCAACAAGAAGAACCATAGGAAGTACGTGGGGTGTAAGCAGTACTGGCAGATGAGGCACAGGAAAAGGTACAAGCCTTCCAACTGGAAAGTATACACCTCTTCTTCCAAGGAACTGTGTGCTGACATAGAGAAGATCGGGAAGAGAAACTTTAAGTTTGAGATCATACAAGAGTACGAGACCAAGCGAGGCCTGCACTACTACGAGCAGTACTACCAGATGAAGTACCATGTGCTCACCGCTGTGCTAGAGGGAACAGACCAGAAGGAATACTATAACAAGAACGTGGGAGGAGTCAGGTTCTATGTTCCTTTGGAAACATATGAAGACCCGGCACATGGACGTGCGATTTCGGCGGCCATGTCTAAAGGTCCCTACAGAATTACCTTTGACACTGGTAGAGAAATTATCATTGACAACCTTAAAGGATGGGCGAAAGAAAACAATTATTACGATCAGTTACTTTATCACATATTAAATAAAACAAAAACTAAAAGAAATAAAAAAGATAAGAAAGCCTATTTAAGAAAAAGACATAAAGATATCATAGGAGTGGAGCGTGTAACAAATGACATGGGGGAGTAGCTATGAAGGCTCCTCTTTTGCCATTGAGTCTGTACTTGATGAGGGAGTTCACGATTACCATTCACCGGAGAGGGTACTATTTTTGTGTGTCATTCTTCAGCAACTGCTTGACGCAACTAAGCCACTACACCCCGGTGATAGTACCTACACTTCTGTCAACAGGGAGAGAGCTAGGTCTTGGCTAACCACAGACGTAGGTGTAACAGCGGAGGACAAGGAAGAGGTTTGTTTTCTTGCAGGAATTGAACCAGAAGCCTTGACAACCTACGCAAGAAAGGTTATAGATACAAAAGAAGTTCCGTTTATACGCAAGAGAATCAATGCAATATTACATGAACCTATCACAGTGGTTGAAGAGAAAGAGGAGACGGTAGCACATGATAAGGAAAGCAACAGAAGGACAGGTGGGTGGTACTCACTATAAAGAATGTAAAATTCAACCTGTTCAATATATTCACGCCAACAAGCTTGGATTCCTAGAGGGAAACATAGTAAAATATATTACCCGCCACCGTACCAAGGGAGAAGGTGCCTTGGATATTCTTAAAGTAAAGCACTATGCAGACTTGATCCTTCAGCTTGAGTATGATATGAACACAGAAGAAGACGCTGTTCTTCTTTCACAAGAGGTGCATTCAACATGGAACCCAGACTCTACCTGACAGAAGAATTTATTATGTTTGACGGTGAACCTGTTGCCAAGGTGTGGGACGGGGCAGACGAAATATTAGTTAAGAAGTTTGAATACTTCTTACAGGACCTAGAGGAGATCATTGATGAACATGGGCCAGACTCAGAAGATGCTTGATAATCAGATTACCCTACCCAGTAACTACCAAAGTTTTATTCATATGTCTCGCTACTCCAGATGGCTGGAGGAAGAGGGGCGTAGAGAAACGTGGGAAGAAACCATTGACAGGTACCTCTCCTTTATGGCAGACCACTTGAAGGATAACTTCTCCTACTCTCTCTTTGGCGTGGAGTTAGCTGACATTCGGAGAGGGATGTTGAACCTAGAGGTACTGGGTTCCATGAGAGCACTGATGACAGCTGGCCCTGCGCTGGAGCGTGAGCACGTGGCAGGGTACAACTGTTCCTACCTCCCTGTGGATTCACCCCGCTCCTTTGACGAGTGCCTGTACATTCTGATGAACGGCACAGGGGTTGGTTTCTCTGTTGAACGTCAGTACATCAGTAACCTGCCCACCATACCTGACCAATACTTTGAGAGCACCGACGATGTTATCTCTGTCACTGACTCAAAGGAAGGGTGGGCCAGAGGACTACGTGATCTTATCTCTCTCCTGTATACCAATCGTATACCCAAGATAGACACCAGTAAGATACGCCCTGCCGGTGCCAGACTTAAAACTTTTGGAGGGAGGGCATCAGGACCCGCACCTCTGGAGGAACTGTTTGACTTCACCATTCAGACGTTTAGAAAAGCCAAGGGTAGAAAGCTTACCTCCATAGAGTGCCACGATATCATGTGCAAGGTGGGCCAAGTGGTGGTGGTAGGAGGGGTCAGAAGGTCTGCCTTGATCTCACTCTCTAACCTCACTGATGAACGTATGCGTATGGCTAAGTCAGGTGAATGGTGGGTGGACAACCAACAGCGCGCCCTCTCCAACAACTCTGTCTGCTACACAGAGCGCCCTGACATGGGTATCTTTATGAAGGAATGGCTCTCCCTCTACGAGAGCAAGAGCGGAGAGCGTGGCATCTTCAACCGTGCCTCTGCACAGGCGAAGGCAGCTTCCAACGGTAGGCGTGATGGCTCCATAGAGTTTGGAACCAACCCCTGTTGTGAGATTATACTCAGACCTTACCAGTTCTGTAACCTGTCAGAGGTTATCTGCAGGGCAGACGATACCATGGTGACGCTGAAGAACAAGATCAAGCTGGCCACTATGCTGGGTACGTTCCAGTCTACGCTGACAGACTTTGGCTACCTGCGTAAACGTTGGAAGGATACCACAGAGGAGGAGAGACTACTAGGTGTATCTCTGACAGGTATCATGGACTGCCCCGCTGTGTACGATGCCTCTCCAGAGGCTCTACAACAACTGAGAGACGTGGCTATTAAGACTAACAAGAAGCTGGCAGAGAAGCTGGGCATCAACCAGAGCACCGCTGTCACCTGTGTCAAACCTTCTGGCACTGTGTCTCAACTTGTTGACGCTGCCTCTGGTATCCATGCAAGGCACAACCCCTACTATATCAGGACAGTCAGAGGAGATAACAAGGACCCCTTGACCCAGTTCCTGAAGGAAAAGGGTGTACCCTCAGAGCCTGACTTCACAGCGCCTGACAATGTAACCGTGTTCTCTTTCCCCATGAAGAGTCCAAAGGGTGCCATCTGCAGGTATGACATGGGAGCACTGGAACAGCTAGAACTCTGGCTCAAGATTGCAGACAACTACTGTGAGCACAAGCCCTCTGTCACCATCTCTGTCAAGGAACATGAGTGGCTAGAGGTAGGGGCATGGTGCTGGGAACATTTTGATTCTCTCTCTGGTATTTCATTCCTCCCGTTCTCTGATCATTCTTATAAGCAGGCCCCTTACCAAGACATAGACAAGGAAGAGTTTAAAGACTTGACAGGGAAGATGCCTCCTGCTATAGACTGGTACGAGTTACAGAACTATGAGAAGGAAGATACCACCACTGGATCACAAGAGCTTGCCTGTGCAGGTGGAGTGTGTGAGATAGTAGACATAGGAGCCTAGTGTAGATGACATATACAATTGATATGAGCGAAGAGATGGCAGAGAGAATTGCCTCTGCTGTCCTGAGACAGATCAGGAAGGAGACCACTTCCGGTGGAGTGATGGAAGCCTGTGCCATTGTTCTTACTCACCTTGAACCTGTTCTTATGAAAAAGTTTGATGAACGCTTAAACGATTACACTGAGGAGTTTCCTGACTCTGGATTTACAGATGACTTTGGAGTGGGCATACCGCGTTTGGTGCGTGGCGAATGAAAGGTAAAAGTTTCAAAGAATATGTCAGAGGTGTTATGGACAAAGTAATGCTTTTCTTTTTAAAGTTTTATTAGAAGGAACTATTTTAAATGGAAGTGACACTTATAAATCACATGGGTTCAGACCTCTCAGTGGTGAACGCTGCCAGAGTTTCCTTCTCCAAGGAATCTGAATGGGAGAGCGTCACCCCTGCTGGCCCTGTTAGTAACCTGCTAAAAGAATCAGACGAGAAGCTTATCAAGTACCTTGCCAAGCACAATCACTGGACTCCCTTTGGCCACTGCTCTGTCTCCTTCAGGATCAAGGCACCTATCTTTGTGGCCAGACAACTGGGCAAACATCAGGTGGGTCTGGTATGGAACGAGGTGAGTAGGAGATACGTGGATAGTCAACCTGAGTTCTATTACCCTGAGTACTGGAGAGGTAGACCCACTGATAAGAAGCAGGGAAGTTCTGAAGAGGAGGTGGACATAAACCCTTCCACAGGCACAGGTCCTTCTCTTCTGAGTGACTATGAACAAGCCATAAGGAGGTGCATGTGGACCTACGATGAACTACTTAGGAAGGGGGTAGCACCGGAGATGGCACGTATGGTGCTACCCCAGAGCATGTTTACTGAGTGGTACTGGACAGGTAGTCTTATGGCCTTCAGCAGGGTGTGTTCTCTTAGGATTAAGGAAGATGTACAAGAGGAGACCAGAGACATTGCATCTTTGATAGACGTAGAGTGTGAGAAGCTTTTCCCCGTGTCTTGGGAACAACTGATGAAGCTTCCGTAGCTCAATTGGATAGAGCAACAGACTTCTAATCTGTAGGTTGCAGGTTCGAGTCCTGCCGGGAGCGCCAACTTTAAGTGTTGAAGTTATTGAGATAATATGTTATACTAACCACCGAGGTGCCGTTCTTGGGCCTCTTAACAACTTGCTGAAAGGAGTTTACATTATGAATGATGAACATTATCGTATGACCACTGAGGTACCCTTTACCGTCTCCACTTCTATGTTCAACAGGATGCTAGGCATGAACAACCTAGTCGCTGCTCTTAACAACATCAGTTATGAAGATAACAAGTATCCCCCTCACAACGTATACAAAGACGGTGATAACTATGTAGTGGAGATTGCTCTTGCTGGATGGGAAGAGGATGATATCTCTGTCATTGTAGAGAACCTTGAACTTACCGTCAAGGGTGAGAAGCAAGACTCATCTAGAACTGAAAAACAAATGTCTCACAAGGGTATATCTACCAAGAACTTTAATAAGAAGTTTGTTCTTGCTCCTCACTACGTGGTGACAGACGCTACATTTAAGAATGGGCTACTGACCATTGAAGTCAAGCACTTTCTCCCAGAAGAACTAAAGCCTAGAGAGATTAAAATCTCTACTTAGTGCATACCTCTTCCCATGTTTCATTATGGGTGAGGATAGTTCTAGCTGTGGTTGGCGTGAGCCTGTCTTCTTTTTCTATAAGAATAGGCTTCACCCAACTACAGTTATTCTGACTTGCCCCAACGCTTACGCAACTGCTCATTAACAGCGTCACTAGTAATACGCTCAATCCTTCTTTCAACTTCATTGGCTCTCTCCACCATCTTTGATTCATTCTCTAGTACATCCACCTGTGCAGACTTCTTCCCTGCTCTGTAGGCAAAGAGCATAGGCAGGAGCTTACCCAGAAAGCCTATTACATTTCCTACGATGGAAAGCACTGGCTCAGACCTTAGTCAGTTGGGTGAGGACCATCAAGAGGGTGTTCATTTTTTGGCTTCATCTACCTTTTCCACGGTACCTTTAACCGTCTCCACTTCTACTTTCTCAGGCACAACCACACCGCTTTCCTTGGCCTTTCCAAAGGTAAGCGAAGCCCACTCTACTAATTTATAAATCTTACCTAGCACAGTGTCAGGATCAGGAGTCTTGGTACCTGCTACAATTAAAGACGCAACCACTACAACGCCCATCACTGCTTCAATAATCTCAGCTTGGTTACTTAAAAGAGTTTCAATCATCCTCTGTTACCTCCTCTGTAAAACTTTCAGCCCCGTTTAGTATCTGATATTTTATATATTCTAGAACAAAAACCAAAGACGTAGACCTTATGTTACCTGCCATAATATCTTCCACTAACTCACCGTCCTTGAACAAGAGCGTAAGCGTACCATCTATCTCATCATTGTCTAATCTTTTCTGAATAATATTAACACACTTGTCTAGATGCTGCAACGCTTGCTCTTTCCCCACAGCGTTAAGCGTCCCGTCATTGTTAATCATTGTAGAATTTGTAAAATTAATTACATCCCCCATGAAGAATAACCTTTCATCTCTACTGGTTTCTCTATCTCCCAGAGCTTTGCGCCCATGCCTTTCCCTTTGAACTGGAGGATCAAGTCCATCTCGTTGGCAGTTTTAAACAGCTTCTCTAGGTCTTGCCCACCTGCCAGTAGTTCTCCCGTGGTCCAGTAGTTCTCGTCTCCCACAGATACATTGAGAAACTTAGGCTTACCTTCTTCGTCCGTTCCCTTCTGTAACTCTTCACTAGGTTCTCCTGCTAGGCTCATGTCAAAGCCATAGAGGTGAAACTCTCTGAAGCCTAGGGTATGTCCAATGCCAATGGTCCTGAGACCAGCGTTGGTACCCCCGGTGATCATCAGTGCTTCCTCTCCTGATCCTTCTATTCCTCCCTTCACTGCCTCTGAGAAAGCGTGCCAGCCAATGATACTGGCTCCCTTCTCCTGTAGTAGGTCCACCACAGAGGGATCAGTCATGGAAGCCACCAAGAAATTTGTCCTAGGATTAATAGAATCAAACAGAGTGCTCCTGACTATCCCGTGAGTAGAGACACCTTCAATAGGTCTGGGGTCCAGAAGGGTACATGCCCAAGGAATCAGGCCCTTCTCCATCAGCATGGGCAGTGCATGTTTGACACAGACAATCTTTACAACCTTGTTAGCTTCCTCTAGCATCTCCTTATCTTCTTTGATCTTGTCAATGTCAAGAGATGGACCAGCAGAGACAACAAAGATAATCTCGTCATTGATCCTGCACCGTGAGTTAATCCATTTATCAATCTTGGGCAGGTTAGCCTTGATGTTATTCTGAATATCATCAGAGGGCATACAATCCTTGGGGTGTACAATGATAGGAACTCTGGCCTTATACTTGGGCAGAGACAGGTCCACCACCACGCCTAGGTGAGTGATGCCCCCGCCCATGACAGGATCATTGGAGGGAATGACATAGACATAGGCGTCCTCTCTGTTCTTGATCTGCTCTGTCCACAGTTTATTGACGCCCCTGTGCTCCTCCTCTGGTTCCCTGTCGTGCTCATCCTTGGAGAAGTAGTCGTCCAGCACCACTATCTTGTTATGCTTCAGCTGCTTGTAATCGTGTGACACAGTGTCATAGGAGTGACCTCCGTCAATGAACACAAAGTCAGCTGTGGGTTTACCTTTCAGAGTCTGGTTGGTGTTACCTTCAACCAGTTTAAACTCAAAGGTCTTACCTTCTTTGGCCTTCTCCATGGCATACTCTGTTAGTCTTTCAACCACAGCTTCAGTTGTATTGGTTGCCTTGGAGTTAAACTCTAGCTTGTTAAGCTCTGGGGTAGTGGTGCCAAAGAGATCATACCCTGTGTAGGTAACCTTATCAGTGTGTTCAAAGGCAGCGTCTGCCATCTGAATAGCCCTGCCCCCGTTGTATGTGCCTGTCTCTAGGAAGCTCTCGCACTTGTAGAAGGAGATCATCTCACTGATCTGCTTGTATCTCTTGTGGTGCTCAAGGCTTACGTCTTTTGTTTTGAGATTGCCCTTAAAGTGTTGCATCTTTGTAGACAGGACAGAGGTTGCAAAGGCATTCAGATCAGGTACATCTGGTGTAAGGTTCAGAGCTTTCAGCCCGTGGTACTGGTGGAGCTTCAGTAGCCTGTCAAAGATAAACCCATCGTGCCACTCTCTGTAGGCAGTGACTTCTCTGTTGTCATAGGTTTCTCTAAAGTCAGAGAGAAAGTCTACAGCGGGGCGGCGCTTCAGGTTAAAAGCAATAAAAGAAGTTTCACTATAGTCCACAGCAGTTCTGCCAAGGTGTACAATGTCATAGGAATCATCACAGATACCGTCCAGAAACTCAGAGTCTACATCTGCAAAGGTCACAGTGTCAGCGTCTAACCAGATGAGCCAGTTTTTATCCTGTATCAGGTGAGGATCAGATGCTGTCTCTGTCAGTGCGTAGATTTTGTGACACCACTTGATAGCATCTAATCTCCAGTTGTATTGTATCTTCTTACCTTCAGTACCATTGTGAACCTTCATAGATTCTCTGTAGTCTAACATGTCCTGAATGTTATTCAGGTTAGAATACTTGATACCCTTGGAGGGAACATCTAACTCTTTAAAGTTACGGTAGAACGCTGCCTCTTCAAAGTCATGGTACCAAGCGTGTAGCTGGATATCTTTATCCCAGTGCTTGTCAAAACTATTGAGCATGTTACGCGCATAGACTTCTAACCCTTCAGGATTAAAAGAAGTTACAATGTCATATTTATTTTTCATTACTTAGACTATCTCCACTATTTTTCTAAAACTGCTCTGACTAAATTCGTAGTGGTCAAGTTCTCTTTCCCACTCTTCAGCAAACTCACTGTCTTCGTAGTTATCAAGCCAAGGACCGCCAAGACTAAAATGCACAGCGTTGATATTATTAATCCCGTGGCTAACACCGGGAATAAAATTCCAACTATTAGGTAAGCTACCAATCTGTTCATCACTGTCAAGCCAGCAGAAGTTGTGTAAGTTTGTACCTGTTTCACTGTTTACCATTACCTCGTCTAATCTATCATTAGCTGGGTGGTCCAAGTTGTAGAGTACAAAGGATGACCACAGCTTCTTGTTGTAGTTCTGTTGTAGCATCCCATCCATCTTGATGGTTTCTTCAGGATCATAATTATGTTTAACACACATGACAGCATACTTATCATCGCAGTAATTGAATACCTCGCATACATCAGAGAGAAAAAGAAAGTCGCAGTCACAGAAGAGCACCCAGCCAGAGAGATTATTTCTTCTGGCTATTTCAGGTACAAGAAATCTAGTATGAGAAAATTCTGTGGAGAAAGGTCTGTTGTCTACATCGTCCCAGTACTGACCGTCCTCGTCTATCTGCCAAGCACGGTAGAACATCTTGGCATGTCGAAGGGTCCTGTGATAGACAGGTGTAATCTCCACAGGGGTGGAGGACCTACGAGTGATGGAGTGAGAACAGACCTTGAAAGGAATGTGTTCCCTTGAGTCATACCCTAGGAAAACGTGCTTGGTTATATCTCTGAGTTCATTCTGCATACCCTACATTAGCAGGGAGATCAAGCTTATAAAATAAAAAAATTATTATCTACCAAAGTTACCACCTAAAATTTCTTCACTTATTCTTATTGACTTAGCAGTTCCTGTTGGAACACCGCTTTGTCTTCCTAGTTTATCGTCCATATATCTTTTGTTTACATTTTGAGATAAGGTAAAGTTAGGATCAATCTTATCTTCAAGATCAGCTTTTAAATCATGCTCATAAACTTCCATGTACAGGTCTTGGAGTTCGTCATAGAGTTCTCCTTTTTCCTCTGCACTCTCTGTCATGTCTATCTGACTTCTTAGCCTCACTGCTCTGTTTACATATGCCTTTCTTACGCCACTGTTCTTGTAGTTAAGGTACCTTTCTCTGTACATTCTATCTCTGTCCTCGTACACAGGTCTAGGGGCAAAGCCCATGGACATCATCAAGAGATTTTGAGAGGTCATGCCACCTCCTATGACTCTTCCAGCACCTGTCTGTACCCCTGCTTCACTGGCATCCACAGCCTTCAAAACATTTTGAAGACCTGCAAAGGGTAGAAGTTTAAGCGCGGCCATTGCATAGTCACCTCTTTTAAAAGCATCTGCGCTGCCTTTAATAGATTGTCCTATGTAAGCAGTGGCAGGACCACCCAAAAGTTCTCCCAAACTTTTGTCATCTGTAAATATGGGGAGAATACTACCTTTCAAAGGAGAAAGGGAAACTCTCTGTGAAATGTCATATCCAAGATAAGTTTTAAAAGCTCCTCTGCCAAAGAACTCTGCTGTCTGGTAGGCATCAGGTCCTCCTATGCTGGTGATGGCTTCGTAGAACATTATCTCAACGTCTGAGTCTTGTAGGTTAAGCGTTTGTGCAACAAGCTTATATACTTCTTTCAGATCATCTACAAAAGGAAGACCAAAGAGACCACCCATCATAAGCTGTGGAACCAGTAGGTACACCAGTGTCCTCTTTCCTTGAGGGGTCATGTCTCTGGGGTCTATGCTATATTCTTTACCACCACTGAGCCTAGATTGTATTCCTTTTATAGGTCTAAAGTTAGACCCTCCGTACCTTCCAATGGCATTGGCATATACCTCTATCATCATGGTGACAAAGGGAAGGAACTGGAGAGTGATAGCACCTAGACCTTTGCCCATGAATGCTATCTGTGGCCTGTTAAAAGCATCTAGATTAAACTGGCTCTGATTAACCACAAAGGTAGCGGCACTCACCTTGTCTGTGATCTGCCCCTCACTGGTGGTACCTTTGGCAAAGCCCACAAGACCACCAGAAGTCTTACCTGTTCTGGGGTTGACAGTTCCCTCCAGACCAAACTCTTCCACTGCGTTAAAGGTGGCAAGAGCAGCGTTAATCCTGTTACCTATCTCACTAAAAGCATAGACAGAGTCTAGTAGTCTTTTGGAAACACCTGCAGATTTAATCAAATTTCTATACTGTTTATCAGACAACCTTTTCTCTAGTGCTCCTGCTTTTCCTCCAAATATTTTCTGAACCATCTGAGAAGAAGTGATATCTGCGTTAGAAGACATGGCCTCTGTGTTGATCTTACCTACTATGCCTCTCTCCTGTAGCTCCAGAAGCATATCAAACATCTCTCTTCCCTTCTCTATGGAAGAAGCTGCTCTGAGCCTGTGCAAAGTTTTGGCAATGGCCTCTCTATCTTTTGCTTGAAAGCCTATGTCACTTCCCATTAAATACTGAGTGGTAAGTACACCTGCTGCAGCGGCAGACTTACTTGTTTTTAATTTATGTAGCTTACCATAGGCACCGTATAGGATAGAGGCAGTGACAAAGTTCTGAGTCAGGTTAAGAAGAGAAGAAGAAATGTTACCAGCTAAAAAACCTAGGAAGGCCACTGACTTCAGAGCAGAGGCCATGCCCTGCGGAGACTTGGTGTTCTCCCACAGTTCTTTGCCTTGCTTTTGAACATTGTTACCTTCCTTAGAAAGATTGTTAATTATTTGTTGGGCCTGCTCCTCTGTTCTTTCTCTGGCCACAAACCTACCCAGCGTTGCCACGTACTGCGCCCAAGCAGTGTTGTGATAGCTCCTCTCATTGGTAGGAGTGATAGCCCCCGGAATGTTTCTTCTGTGTCGCATGTGCCTTGAAAAACCCTTGGCACTCTTCTCTGCTCTTATTCTTTCAGCTATCAGTTTAAATATTTTTTTACTTTCTTGTTTAACTTCCTCGCTCAGTTTCTTTGAGTGATCTAGCTCACTCATCATCACAGCTTCTAGTACAAAGAAGTTATCCATCTCAGAAGCTTTCATTAAATTTTCATTGTTCCTGAGTTCCACTTTTACTTTATCAGTGGCAG